CTATAACACAAAGATCGAAGATCTTAAAGATGAAGACATCGATCTTGCGTGTGTATGTGTACCAACTCCAATGGCTGATGATGGTTCAGTTAATGCAATAATGGCAGTTGAAGCAGTTGAATATTTAAGATTACATACAGAGGCACTTATAGTACTTAAATCTACTGTTACACCTAACATAGTATCTGTATTAAAGAGTCGACGTGTTGTATATAATCCTGAATTTTTAGCTGAACGTAATGCTATAGAAGAATTTTTAAATCCTATAGTCCATGTCTTTGGTGGACATGAAGAAGATTGTAAGCTGCTTAAAAAATATTATGATGATTATAGTGCATGCCGACAATGTCCTACTCATTATGTAAAACCAGAAGAAGCTAGCTTTGTAAAATATGGAATCAATTGTTTCCTTGCTAGTAAAGTAATGTGGTTCAATCAATTTGAAAATATTATACGTAAAAAATCTAATGCAAGATATTCAAGGATTATAAATGCTATGATAGATGATCCTCGTATCGGGGCATCTCATACAACAGTTCCAGGATTCGATGGTAAACGAGGTTTTGGTGGAGCATGTTTTCCAAAAGATACGGCAGCGTTTTTAAAATATTCTGAAGATTTTAGTATACTTGAAGAAGTTATTAATTCTAATAACGAAGTACGTGATCAATATGAAATAGATGATAGAGAAAAATCTAATAATATTGTGTACAACACATCCAAATCGTGATATAATAATCATATCAATTTAAAGGAGATTATGCATGTCAATCATGGATAAACTCAAAAAGAACTCCAAGCTAAAAGCTACGGAGGTTCTTTCTGAGTCTAAATTTTTTAATGAAAAAGATATGGTCAAGACAGATGTGCCAATGATTAATGTTGCCTTATCAGGTGATATTGATGGTGGTTTATCTGCTGGTTTGACTATTCTTGCCGGTCCATCAAAGCATTTTAAAACTTCATTTGCTTTGCTTATGGCCGCATCGTACATGAAGCATCACAAAGATGCTGTTATGTTATTTTATGATTCTGAGTTTGGCTCACCTCAAAGTTATTTTAGTCAATTCGATATTGACACAAGCCGTGTTCTTCATACGCCTATTACAAATGTAGAAGAACTAAAATTCGATCTAGTTAATCAACTTGAGAACATTGATCGTGATGATCCTGTTATTATTGTTATTGATTCAATCGGTAACTTAGCATCGAAGAAAGAACTTGAAGATGCTATGAACGAAAAGTCAGTGGCAGATATGTCAAGGGCAAAAGCACTCAAAGGTTTATTTCGTATGGCAACTCCATACTTAACTATGAAGAATATTCCTATGATTGCTGTTAACCATACATATATGGAAATTGGTCTGTTCCCTAAAGCCGTTGTTGGTGGTGGTACAGGTCTTTACTATTCAGCTGATAATATCTGGATCATTGGTCGTCAACAAGACAAGAAAGGTACAGAGATTCAAGGTTATCACTTTGTGATTAACGTAGAGAAATCACGCTATGTAAAAGAAAAGTCTAAGATTCCAATCACCGTCTCATGGGAAGGTGGCGTCGAAGATTATAGTGGATTACTTGATGTTGCCTTAGCAGGTGGATATGTTGAGAAACCATCGAATGGGTGGTATGCTGTAGTTGACCAGGAGACCGGTGAGTTAGGTCCTAAAGTCCGGTACGGAGATACACTCGGACAGTTTTTCTGGATTGATATCTTTAATAAAACAGACTTTAAAGAGTTTGTCAAGAAGCAATATTCTATTGGTTACAAAGAACAAGTATCAATGGATGAAATCGTAGAGGAAACGGTATGAAGGAAGGTGAAGACTTTGTCTTAGAAGATGAGGCTAATCCTGGCGAAGGTGAAATGGAATTTAATGTACGATTCATGAAAGGTGAATTTGTCGAAACATTAATTGGATTTAAAAACCTACGAATAGTAGATGATCCTAATATAGAAGATGATGACGAGTTTGCTTTATCATATGACTTTGCAATTAAATCTTCTCCTGATCCAGACTTGAATGAGCAAAATAAAGGTTTACAAACGCTCGCCGGTGATGTATTATATGCATTAATGAGTGATGCTCAAAAAGTTAAAGAGGAAGACATACCGCGTGGATAATTTACAGCAAACTATTTTAAGGAATGTAATTACGAACGAAACGTATATGCGTAAGGTTCTACCATTCATTCAACCAGATTATTTTACTGGTATTCATCAGAAATTATTCAAAGAACTGGCTTCTTTTGTTTCGAAGTATAACAAACTTCCAACAGAAGAGGCTTTTCGCGTTGAAGTAGATCAGTCAGATCGTTTTGCAAACGCAAATGATTATACTGAAGCCTCAGGCATAATTCCTGAGATATTTAAAATAGAAGAAATTGATGAGAAGTGGCTTGAGAATACTACTGAGAAGTGGTGTCAAGATCAAGCTGTTCATCAGGCTGTACTTGAAGCTATTACGGTTATTGACGGTAAACATAAATCTCTTACTAAAAATGCTTTGCCCGATCTATTGCAAAAAGCTTTGGCTGTATCATTTGATACAAACATCGGTCATGATTATATAGAATCATTTTCAGAAAGGTATGACTTTTATCATGAACAAGAAGAAAGAATTGAATTCGACCTTGATAAATTTAACACTATCACAAAAGGTGGTTTACCCAATAAAACACTTAATATCGCTTTGGCTGGCACTGGTGTTGGTAAATCTTTATTTATGTGCCATGTTGCCGGAAGCGTATTAGCGCAAGGTAGGAACGTCTTATATATTACAATGGAAATGGCAGAAGAACGTATCGCTGAAAGAATCGATGCTAACTTACTTGATGTTCCACTAGATCAGATACCTAATTTATCATTTGATATGTTTTCTAATAAGATTGCAAAACTTAAAAAAATGACAAGTGGTAAACTGATTGTAAAAGAGTATCCAACAGGTTCTGCTCATAGCGGACACTTTAGAGCTCTCTTAAATGAACTTAAACTAAAGAAGAAGTTTATACCTGATATGATATTCATTGATTATCTCAATATATGTGCTTCTTCTCGTATGAAAACAATGGGAGGATCGATAAATTCCTATACATACATTAAAGCTATTGCTGAAGAGCTACGCGGCTTGGCGGTTGAATTTAACGTTCCGATCGTATCTGCAACTCAAACGACGCGTAGTGGTTTCGGTAGCTCGGATCCTGGGCTTGAAGATACGTCCGAGTCTTTTGGATTACCCGCAACGGCGGACTTAATGTTTGCCTTAGTTTCTAATGAAGAATTAGAATCGCAAGGGCAAATAATGGTAAAACAATTAAAGAACAGATATAATGATCCATCTTCAAATAAAAGATTTGTTATTGGTATAGATCGATCTCGTATGAAATTATTTGATGTATCTGATTCTCAACAGAATTTAGTTCAAGACGTTCCAGTCTTTGATAATACCACGGCACAAGAGAAATTTAGTAACTTTAAAATGGAGTAAGTGATGAAAGGACTATTATGGCCTTTTCTATTTTGTGTATTTGTTATATGTGTTTTACCTGTACTTTTGGTAGATAATGCACGATATTGTCGACAAAGTATTATACCATGTTATCCATGGGTAGAGCCAGTAGAATGGAATTAATTTAATGATACCAAATATAAGACATCATTGGTCTACGCCAATTGCAAAATACAAAAATGTAAAATTAGCTGAAAAACTAAAAGATTATATTCTTACATTAAATGCAGAAGGTATAGAAAGTGGTGTTGCACCTGTAATAAAACATAATTTAGTAGAATCTAAATTTAATTTTTATAAAACAGATGAACCTGTAATACATGATACAGTTAAATGGTTGAGCGAATGTATATCTGTAACTGTAAAAGCATTAAATCCTCACCGTAAAGTCAATTATAAAATAAATTTTTTAGATAGTTGGTATCATATATCAAAAAAATATAGTGTACACGGTGCTCACACACATCCAATGTGTAGTTGGGCAGGCGTATTTTATATAGATCCAGGAGATAATAAAGATGGATATACTCATTATTATAGTCCTGTTAGAAGTACATATGTAGATGCTGGTAATACTGGAATTGTAGATGCAGGTTTAGATATTAAACCAATGCCAGGTAATTTAATATTATTTCCTGCATATCTTCAACATGCTCAACAAATATATACAGGTGATGTAGATAGAATAGTAACAGCATTTAATGCACAGGTATTAATAGATGAAGACTCCTAAAGAAGAAGCGCAGCTAGAAGCTGAACGAACATTTAATGAATTTATACGATGGACCAAAATTATAGTAGGATGGTCTATATTCTTTTTACTCGTAGTTGTTGTAGGATGCAACAGTGGAGTAGACGGAACCCAAGGTGGTTATAATGGTGAACAATATAACCCATCAAACATAAAGGTGAAATGATGAAATATCTAGCTTTGTTATTATTGGCAACTCCTGCATTTGCAGACAATTCTATTCATAAAATGTGTATGGAAAAATACAACTATCAAGGATTAAATAATTCTGATTTAGGAGCTATCGCTGCGTGTGTTGTAACAGAACAAAATAAAATACGCTTCGAAGAAGAAGATCGTCTTTGGGCTTTTCTTCAAAAAAATCCTCATTATAGATATCCTGGTGTAGCGTTACCTAATGGAGCACAAAAATCTTTATCTCCAAATTGGGGTAAACCAAGAGTTTGGAGTAATAGCAAATGAAATGGTTCGTAGTAATAATTTTTAATACAACACCGGGTGATATCTTTATATTTCATGAACCTGAATTTGAAAGCAGAGAAGAATGTTTAGTAACACTATGGGAATCTAAAGAAGCTGTTAAACAAAAATTATTACAAGAATATGGTGAACCTATGCCAGTTGAAGCAGTTGCTTGCTTAGAAGAAGAAGTAATTAAAAAGGTGTTAAAAAATGCAATGGTTGATAGTGTTAATTACTCTTAATACTCCAGATCCGTGGGCAATACCTCATCAAAAGTTTGATACTAAAGATGAATGTGTTAAATATGTAAATGCTAAAGAAAATCATGGAACACTTGCTATTGAAGTAATAGCAAAAGGTGGATTCAGTGATAGGATAGAAGCAATAATGTGTTTACCTGAAGGAAACAATACAATACTAAAAAGGAAATATGATGGCTAAAGGAAATAAGAAAACTTCTATCGGTCGACGTAACGTATCGACTGCATCTATGAATAAACATAAGAAACGTGGTTATAAAAAATATCGAGGTCAAGGAAAATAATGCATGCACGACTTATCTCGTATAGCCAGCCCGCAAAGGATGCATTCATTGGTATCGACACACCAGAAGATCTCATCGCGTATGCAGCCCGTGTCTCGAATCCAGCGAACCAGCTTAACTCCGAAACAGCGCCAAAATTATTGCGATATCTATCAAAGCACAAACACTGGAGCCCTTTCGAAATGGCATCCGCCTGTATCGAAATCGAAACAACACGAGACATTGCAAGACAATTCCTTAGACATCGATCGTTTTCCTTTCAAGAGTTTTCTCAGCGGTATGCTGACGTCCGTGATCTTGATGATAATTTTGTTTTAAGGAAAGCACGTTTACAAGATCCAAAAAACCGACAGAACAGTGTGATTACTGATGATGTTAACTTACATTTAGTATGGGAACAACATCAGAGAACAGTTTGGCAAACCGCAATGAGAGCTTATAATTGGGCTATAGATAACGGTATTGCTAAAGAACAGGCACGATCTGTATTGCCAGAAGGTAATACATTAAGTAAATTATATTGTAACGGAACTATCCGTTCATGGATTCATTACATTGAATTACGAAGTGCTAATGGAACACAACTAGAACATATGGAATTGGCACGAGAGATTGCAAAAGCAATTGCTCAGATCTTTCCAGGAATAGAGGAATACGTACAATGAAAGAACAATTAGTCAAAGCAGCACGTATGCATGCCGAGGGTGAGTTAGAACGTGCAAAAACAAATATAATGGTTTATATGGATAAATCAGTTGGTATTGGTGAACATAGCGATATTGTTGAAGCTATTCAAGAAGAACTAGATAAGATGGCGGCGGCAAGCGATCGTATCGAAATGCTGGAGAAACACTTCGATGGGTAAACATATGTCTACGTTTTATGCTGATCCACCAAACGAAGGACAGTATTGCGAACTACATTTTGATTTTAAGGAGGAATATGCATATTTAACTTATCATGAGGAAAGTGGTAAACGGTTTTTTAAAGAAGACTTTCCGAATAAGTCTTTAAGTTACGTTGAAGACGCAGCTGAGAATTGGGCACTAGGTATAAAAAAACTTGAAATAAACTAAAAAAACTGTGTACAAATCAAATGAAACTTGCTATAATAATTAAATGAAGATGAGGTTTATTATGAAAGTAGCGAGCGTTTTTTCTATGGCAACACTTGGTTTCCTTGCCGGTTGCACATGGTTATCAACGATGGAATATGCCGAAGCAAAAGATTGTATGGCAATGAATATATACCACGAGGCACGTGGTGAAGGAATTGATGGTCAGTTGGCCGTGGCACACGTAACATTAAATAGGGTTAACGATGATCGTTGGCCTGATAATATTTGTGACGTTGTATACCAAAAGAATCAGTTTAGTTGGACGCATTTGATTAAAGATCAAACGCCTAGAGAACGAAAAGCTTGGTGGATTGCTCGAGCTATAGCACATGATGTTATGAGTGGAAAAAGTGAAGACAATACAGGTGGTGCTAATTTTTATCACGCAACTTATGTTGATCCTGATTGGAATAAAAAATCCGACATGATCCGCACGACAAAAATTGGCATACATATATTTTATGATTGGAGAGGCAATGGTTGGTAAGATTAATTATAAGTTTAATGAAGCTGATTATGTTAAAGAATTAAAAGATTATGTTGATGCAACTTATGGTCAACATTATTCTAAAGATAAATTTCAAGCTACTGAATTTATTGTAGATGGTGGACATGGTACAGGTTTCTGTATTGGTAATGTTCTTAAATATGCACAACGATACGGTAAGAAAGGTAC